GCGGCTAGACCAAGACGTTTGTTGGTTCCGCCTGCTGGAATGTTTATTGCCACACGGCTTCTTGAGTCAGATCAAAGAGTCGGAACGGCGGATAACGACATCAATGCTGTACGCAGCATGGGTATCGTTCCAGAAGGATATTCGGTCAATCATTATCTGACTGACTCAGATTCCTTCTACATCATTACTGATGTGCCAAATGGCTTGAGACACTTCGAGCGTACTGCTTTAGAAACTTCAATGGACGGTGACTTCGATACGGGTAATGTTCGCTACAAAGCTAGAGAGCGTTATTCTTTCGGTGTTTCTGACCCATTGGGAATCTACGGTTCGCCAGGAGCGTAAGCAATGAGGGAAGGCGACTTGTTTTATTAACATAACAAAATGCCTGTTAATCAATTAGCAGGTCGCTTTCCTTTTTCCTGACAGACACATGGCGTGTCTGACACTAGCCACGACAGGAGAAAGAAATGGCTAATACAACTTTTAACGGCCCAGTTCGGTCTGAAGGCGGATTTGAACAAATCAGCAAGACGGCTGGAACAGGCGCTATTACCACCAATCTGGATATTGACACCAGCGGTAATATCACCACAACGGGCTATGTTTCCTCTTATGCCAACGTCAGCAGCATTACGTCTGCGACCAAGAGCGTTGAGTCTACCGATTCAGGTACGGTTTACACTCTAAACCGAGCCGCAGGTATCGTGGTTACGTTACCTACGGCAGCGGCTGGTCTGAACTACACGTTTATCGTTGGAACAACCTTCTCAGGCGCAGGGCAGATCAATACGGACAATGCCAGTGACTTGTTCTCTGGTTTTGCTACGATCTTTGATCCGGCAACGGCTACCGATAACAACACCTTCATTCCTGATGCCAGTGATGATGACACCATTGATTTGGGTTCAGCAGCACAGGGCTGGCTTGTGGGTGGCGTGATTCGCTTAGTAGCAACCAGTGCGGCGGTTTGGCATTGCGAGGCTTTCTTGCATGGTGACGGCACATTGGCTACACCGTTTGAGTAGTTAATTGTTAGTTGGATGGAGCTTCGGCTCCATCTGACTATTTAAGGAGATAGAAAATGGCTGATACGGTAACAAGTCAAACCATTCAGGATGGAGCGCGACATGTCGTAATGAGCTTTACCAACGTCAGTGATGGCACTGGCGAGTCTGCGGTAACAAAGGTGGATGTTTCTTCCCTTGAAGCCGATCCAATGACAGGGGCTGCTTGTGATGGGGTTTCCATAGAATCGGTGACGTTCTCGACATTTGGCATGAGTGTAAAACTTTTGTGGGATGCGACAACGGATGTGCTATGTCTTCATTTGCCTGCGGATTACGCAGATACCTTGGACTACAGCAATTTCGGCAGCTTAAAGAATAATTCAGGTTCAGGGAAAACGGGTGATATACAATTTACCACGGTAGGACATTCCAGTGGTGATGCTTATACCGTTACTCTGAAAATGATTAAAAATTATGCGTAGGAGAGAATCATGGCAAAGCTAGAAATCTTTCAAAATGGTACTTCCATGCACCCTGACACTATGGGTGATCCGGTTTACCAGATTGGCAGTAAAAATGCTGATGGTGAGTTTGACGTAGTTGTATTTGACGCAATGAGCCAAAAGGAAGCTAAGGCAAGACTTGCGGAGTTACGACCAGTTAATGTCGTGCCGAAAAAAGCGCCGGAGCCAGAAAAGAAAGAACCAGCGCCAAAGGCAGCGCCGAAAAAAGTAGCCGCAAAGAAAAAAGCGGCTCCTAAAAAGAAAGCAACTGCCAAAAAGAAAACGGCTAAGAAGAAACGCTGATGGCAATTAGTCGGGCGCAAATGGGAAAGCAGGTAAAAAATGGGCCTGTTACTAAAGGTAACAGAACTATTTTAACGCTCCCCAAAGGGGTAAAAAGAAATCCAAGAATGATGACGCGCTTAATGCGTGAATCAGGGAGATGCGTATAAATGGCAACCAGTGGCACTTATTCGTTTAATCTGGACTTGAGCGATATTCTTGAAGAAGCCTATGAACGGGCTGGTCTTGAATTGCGTAGTGGTTACGACTATCGCACAGCAAGGCGTAGCTTGGACTTAATGTTTCTGGAATGGCAGAACAAGGGGTTAAACCTCTGGACGGTTCAGGAAGGCTCTCAGACGCTTACAGCAGGTACTGGTCGTTATGCTTTAGCAGGCGATCAGTTAGATGTGATTGAGGCTTCGTTAAGGACTGATGATGGCGATGCTGATAAGCAGAGCGATCTGACCATGAGCCGCATTTCAATCAGTCAGTATTCACATCTGACCAATAAGTTGACTCAGGGTCGTCCGATTCAATATTGGATTGAAAAAGACCCAGATGCTATTGCTTTGAATGTATGGCCTGTGCCTGATGATGCAGAGACCTATAAGGTTAATTATTACTACATTCAGCGTGTAGAGGATACAGGGAGTACCGCTTCCAATAATGTTGATATTCCTGCAAGGTTTTTGCCTTGCATGGCAGCAGGATTGGCTTATTACATCAGCGTTAAAAGACCTGAAGCATCTGACAGAGCACCATTATTAAAGCAAATTTACGATGAGCAGTGGGATTTGGCGGCAGATGCCGACAGAGATAAGTCATCGTTTTTTATGGTTCCTGGGGGGTATAGCCGAGTATGAGTAGTTACGCTACAGGTAAAAAGGCTTTCGGGTTCTGTGACAGGACGGGATTCAGGTATCCGTTGAAGGATTTAGTTCCACAGATAGAAAATGGCAGGCCCAATGGTTTGCTCGTGGGTCGTGATGTGGTTGATGAAGATCAGCCTCAGTTGCAGTTGGGTCGTCTTAAAACAGCAGATCCACAGGCATTGAGAGACCCAAGGCCCGATCAGGGACTAGCAGAAAGCAGAAGACTTTTTGCCTTTGACCCTGTGGGCGGCGGTAACAGCGCCTTGGGTAGCAGAACGGTAGGTTTGGATATTACGGCTGAGGTCGGAAAAGTGACAGTGAGTACAGGATAATGGCTTGGACATATACAACGCTTCAAAACGCGATTAAGGATTACTTGCAAAACTCTGAAACGACTTTTGAAAATAATCTTGCCAATATGATCGTTCAGGCAGAAAACAGAATACTAAAGTCGGTGCAGTTGCCTGATTTCAGAAAGAACTCTACAGGCACAATGACCTCTGGAACGGCATATCTTTCAACGCCCACGGACTTTATGTCTCCATATTCTCTGGCGCTTGACAACAGCGGCTATGAGTTTCTTATTTTCAAGGACGTTAATTTCATCCGAGAGGCTTATCCGGTCTCTACAACAACGGCTACACCGAAGTATTACGCCATGTTTGATGATGCTTCATTTATCTTAGGGCCGACACCTAACAGCAATTACACAGTAGAACTGCATTATTTTTATAAACCTACGTCTATTACTACGTCAGCAGACGGTACAAGCTGGCTGGGTAATAACGCAGAAACTGCTTTGCTCTACGGCTGTCTTGTGGAAGGATACACTTTTATGAAAGGAGAGCCTGATGTGTTCGCTGCGTACCAGAAGCAATATGAAGATGCTCTGATGCAGTTGAAGTCATTGGGCGAAGGTTATAGTACAACGGACAGTTATCGTAGCGGTGCTGTAAGGAAAGAAAGAGTCTGATGCTAAATATAAGCGCACAAGTAGAGCCAGGAACCTGCGTGGTGCATACCACTAAAAACAGAGGTTTTACCCCAGAAGAAATTGCTGAAAGAGCAATTCCCAAGGTGGTTTCTATTGCCGAGGGTGCAAACCCAGAGGTAAGAGAGCAGGCAGAGGCGTTTAAGCGAAGACTTTTCCATGTGATTGTTAAGGCTTGTAATGACGCAATACAAAGCGACAGAACAACGCTTGCTAATCTTTTGACACAACAAGGCCATAAAGACATGGCAGATATTTTAAGGAGGCTATGATGGCCCATACCCAAGCGGTAGCAACGTCTTTCAAGAGTGAATTACTTCAGGGTATTCATAATTTTCATAACGGATCGGGTGGTGGCACAACCACGACTACAGGGACAGGTAATACCTTTAAGATTGCTCTGTACACGAGTAGTAGCACGATGTCTGCCTCAACTACGGCCTATACGACCACAAATGAGGTGTCCGGCACGAACTACACTGCGGGAGGAAATACATTAACGAATGTTGATCCTTCAACTTCTGGAACGACAGCACTGACAGACTTTGCTGATACCACATGGAGTTCAGCCACGATAACCGCAAACGGGGCATTGATTTACAACTCAAGCACCACGGCAGGTTCAGCGAACAGAGCGGTGGTTGTTCTGGCATTTGGTGGCGATAAAACAAGTACGGCTGGTGATTTTACGATTGCATTCCCAGCAGCAGACGCTTCAAACGCAATTATAAGGATTGCCTAACAGGTTAATGGAATGGCAGATGCAAAAGTCGCATTTCAGGGATGGAACTCCAGCAACATTGCATGGGGCGAAAGCACATGGGGTGATGCAGAAGAGGCAGTGCCAGGCACAACAGCCTCAGTCGGTTCCGTTTCAGTCAGTGCAGAAGCAGGCGTATCAGCTTCAGGAAATGAAGCCACTGTATCAACGTCTTCTGTCACGGTTACAGCGGCGGCTTCGGTCAGCGCAAGTGGCAATTCGGCAACGGCTTCAGTTGGTTCGGTCACGGCTACAGGCATTGCCAACGTATCAGTCACTGCGCCAGCGTCTACAGCCTCCGTTGGGAGCGTTACCCCTTCGGCCTCTGCGGGAGTTTCGGTATCAGGAAATTCCGCTACGGCTAATGTTGGCAGCGTTAGTATTTCTGCCGCTGCTGGTGTCAGCGTTACTGGTTCGGGTGCTACTGCATCTGTTGGTAGTGTTAGCACTGAAACCGCTAATGTTATTGATGTTACGGCTCCTCAGTCTCAGGCGCTCGTTGGCAGTGTCAGCACTGGTTCCGATGCGGTGGTTACGCCAAGCGGAAACAGCGTTGAAGCAACAACGTCGAGTATTAACATATGGGGGCTTGTTGACACAGATCAGACAGCAAGCTGGAGCGGTATCAGCACTACTCAGACACCTGATTGGTCTGGTGCATCAACAACTCAGGACGGTTCTTGGTCTTCCGTATCAAATTCACAAACAGCTAACTGGAGTTCGGTGGATACTGACCAGACTCCTGAATGGAAAGAGGTAGCTTAAATGGCAACTTATGTAAATGATCTCAGGCTGAAAGAAATCGCTACTGGTGATGAATCAGGAACCTGGGGAACAAGCACGAACACGAATCTTGAGTTAATTGCTGAGGCATGGGGCAGTGGTTCTGAAGCAATCACTGGCACAAGTCATACCATTACTATGGCAGATGGATCAAGTGATGCTGCAAGGGCTTATGCACTGACTTTGACAGGCTCTACTACTGCGACTAACACAGTAACTCTTGCTCCTAATACGGTCAGCAAAACTTGGATTATTCAAAATAGTGCTGGGTATCAGGTCACTATTTCACAAGGCACAGGCGCTAATGTCGTAATTCCTAATGGTGGAATTAAGATGGTTGTTACTGATGGCGCAGGCTCAGGAGCCGCCGTTACTGATGTACTAGATTTAACAGGCGGTACGGGTAACGTAGGGCTAGGTTCTGGCAACTTAGGCACAGCTTTAACAACCGGAACGGATAATGTAGCCATAGGTGAAGATGCACTTGATGCAGTGACTTCTGGTACAGATAACACTGCGGTAGGAGACAACGCAGGGGGCGCTCTAACAACAGGGAGCAATAATATTGCGATTGGCTCAGCCTCTTTGCTTGCTGCAACCACAGCAAGTGATAACGTGGCGATTGGCTATAAAGCACTTACCTCAAATACATCTGGAACTGATAATGTAGCGATTGGTTATCAAGCTGGAGATGCTTTAACTACAGGAAATGATAATACTTTTGTGGGAGATGACGCAGGAACTGCTGCAACCACATCATCTCAGAATACTGGGATAGGTTCTGATGCCTTAAAAGCTACGTCTACTGGGGCTGACAACACGGCGGTGGGAAAGGGGTCTTTAGCGCAGAACACGACAGCAAGCGATAACACTGCTGTAGGCCATGATGCTTTAAATGCAAATACTACAGGAGCCTCAAATGTTGCGGTTGGTAAGGATGCTTTAATCGCAAACACCACCGCCGCAGAGAACACAGCAGTGGGCGCTGAATCACTAGATGCCAACACAACCGGAGCCGAGAATGTTGGTATTGGATACGGTGCGTTATCAGCAAACACCACCGCAAACTACAACACGGCTGTCGGAAAAAGCTCATTGGGTTCTAACACCACAGGTGCAAATAATACTGCTGTAGGTAAAAGTGCTTTAGCAGCTAATACAACAGCCTCTAACAACACCTCAGTTGGTTATAACTCTTTAGGAGCAAACACCACAGGAACTCAAAACACAGCAGTGGGCGCTGAATCACTAGATGCAAACACAACAGGAGATCAAAACTCTGCACTTGGTTTAAGTGCATTAGGAGCGAACACTACAGGTGCTGACAATTCAGCATTCG